ACTCCAGCTACCACTGACGGAAAAATTGCATCGATCACAATCGAAGGTTACGCAAGTACCAACGACGCAGATCGTCAAGGCGATGTAGTACCAACCAGCGTTTGGGAAAATGGTATGAAAAATTACTTGAAGAATCCAGTAATTTTAGCATATCATGACCATAGCGAACCAGTTGGTAGAATGGTAGATCACAGGGTTGATGGTAAAGGTTTATGGGTAAAAGCCAGAATCTCAGCAGCAGCCAGTGAAGTGTTTAACCTTGTAAAAGACGGCGTTTTAACGGCGTTTAGTATCGGATTCCGCATCGTTGATGCAGAGTACAATTCAGCTGCAGAGCTGTTCGTGGTAAAGGAATTGGAACTACATGAAATTTCAGTAGTATCAGTACCCGCTAATCAAAACACACTATTTAGTCTTTCTAAGGCGTTTGACACAGCCGAAGAATTTAAATCTTTCAAAATGCATTTTGCACCCAAAAGCGAATCAGCTAAAGGGCTAGAATCCTCTACGGAAGCAAACGGCAAAATTAATAAGGAATGGAACATCATGGATCCAAAACAATTAGAACAATTGTTGGCTGACACAGCTAACAAAGTGGCTGAGCAAACTGCAAAAGCCATCGCCGACACACAGGCAAAAGCATTAGCTGAAAAAGCTGCCGCTGACAAAGCCGAAGCTGAATTAGATGCACGCGTTAAAGCCGCTGTTGCTTCTATCTCTACTGGTGACACAGGTGCTGAGCGCTTGATGGCCGAAGTAGAAAAGCGTTTAGCTACTGCTGAAGAAACAAACAAATCAGTTATCGCTGGCTTAGAGTCTGCTTTAAAAGACAAAGCTGCTGAAATTGAAGCAATCACAAAATCTAAAATGTCTTTCCAAGACAGCAAAGACGGTATGTCTTATGCTGACAAAGAAAAGGCAGTTTTATTGTCTAAAATGGCTGGCAAGTCTGTTGACGGTACACGTACTGGTCGCGAATTAGTGCAAAAATACGGTGCTCACGTGCCTTCAGCTACATGGGAATTAGAAGTTTCCTTGAACTTAGAAGCTGAGGTTCGTCGTCGCTTAGTTGTTGCTCCTATTTTCCGCAACATTGCTATGCAAACAAACGTAATGACAATCCCCGTGAACCCAGAAGCAGGTACTGCTACTTGGGTGACCAACGCTGACTTTGGTGGCGCTCCCGCCTCTTTAGGTGCTGCAGGTCCTTCAGCTGGTAACACTGCTACACACGCCCTCAAAGAAATCACTTTGAACGCTTATAAACTTGCCACAAACGAGTACACAGCTTACGAAGAAGAAGAAGATTCTTTAATCGCTTTGATGCCCGTGATTCGTGATGGTATGATCCGTCGTGTTGCTCGCGCTGTTGACAAGGCCTTCTTGTTAGGTGCTGGTTCTGGTTCTGACCCTGTTAAGGGATTGGCTAACTGGGCTTCCAATACCACTGCCACTGGTAACACTGTTGCTGCTGGTTTGACAGTTGCTAAGTTGCGCACATTGCGTCAAGGTTTGGGTGCTTGGGGTCTCGACCCACAAGAAGTGGTTTATATCGTTAATACCGATGTTTACTACCAGTTGCTCGAAGACACAGTGTTCCAGACAATGAACCAAGTTGGTACACAAGCTACATTGTTGACTGGTCAAATCGGTCAAATCGGTGGAAGCCCCGTGTTAGTTTCTGGTGAGTTTGCTACACCTGGAACTGGCGTTCCTGGCGCAATCTGCTTGAACCCTGGTAACTTTATTGTTGGTAACCAGCGTGGTCTGCGTATCGACACACAAGAATTGGTTGAAACACAGCGTCGTGTTATGGTGGCTAGCCTCCGTACCGGTATGACACGTGTTACTACTAACTTGGGTAACGCTGTTACTGCACACAAGTACACAGCATCTTAATTTTAAATTAAGTTAACAAGACCCTTCGGGGTCTTGTTTTATAAAGGTATACTGTGCCTTTATAAAACAAGCGAGGTATTTATGGCAACAAATTTAGTAACAAAAGCAGAATACAAAGCTTACATGGGAATTACAAGCATAAATTCTGACACAGAAATTGATTTTTTAATTCCCAAGGTCAGTGACTTAGTAAAAACATATTGCCGTCGTACTTTTGTTGACTACTACGACGAGGCCAAAATAGAAGTATTTGATGGTGGCTTTAAGCAAATTATCTTAAAAGAAACTCCAGTAGTTGCAGTTAATTCAGTAGCATACAGCCAAGATTTTGGTAAAACCTATACAAATTTAGTAAAGTTTACTGATTGGGTAGTACGTGATGATTACGTACTTAGTTTAAATCCAATGGGATTTACTCAAATAATAAATGGTTATAAAGTAAACTATTTTGCAGGCTACGAAACAGTACCTGCAGATTTAAAATTAGCTGTACTAGATTTAGTAGAATACTATTCTCGTAATAACGGTGCTGTACACAGTACACGAGATTTAAATCCTAATACTACACAAATTAGTTATGTAGCTTCTAGTAATTTTCCTGCATCAATCAAGCGTGTGCTTGATCAGTATATGGCGGACTTTACATAATGTCATCTCCAGGAAGTATATTACAAGTAATGAAAGGCGTAAAATTAGGTGGTGCCTTTAAAGACTCTGAACGAAATGCTTTTATACAACTATTACTAAAAGATATACGCGGACAAATAGAAAATACTTTGCCAGTTATATACTTAGTAAAACCAAGAGAAATAGTTGAAAATCAACTAAAAGGCATTTTAGAATTAAATAAAAATAACGATCCTAAGATAGCTAAAACTTATATATCTCACATAGTTACAAAAGACGGTAGAGAATTAAAGCCTGGAGAAGAAAGCTTTCAAGAAGAGTTGCACAATATATTTACTAGTTTTCAAAATGCTAGTAACATGAATAGTTTTACGCAAGGTTTATTAGCTAAAATCCGTGCAGCTGTAGGTGCAAAGAAGATAGATATTAATACTATTGGCAAAAAAGCAGGAGAATTAGTACAAGTACTAGAAAATGCTCAAAGCTCTATTAATGTAATATTTTCTTTAGGACAGCCTCAAGATATAGGTACTTTAAAGGGTGCCCTTAGTACGGAAATAGAGCAATATGGTCGTATGTTTAAAGAGTGGTTGCGAGCTAATACTCCTGCTGAATTTATAGAAGTTGATTCTTTTTTAAATAATTTTGATAAAAATGAACAATTATTATTTCTTGGTAGTACTTTTAAAAGTGCTCGTGGCGGAACAGTCAATGAAACTTGCCAGAAATACTTTATTGAAGAGCTCAAATCTAGAGGCGTATATGCACTCCCTACTTTTGGTATAGGAGCTTTTACAGCTGCAGGACATACAGGAGCTGTTAGTAGAGATGGAAATACAGGAATACTTCAAGAAGGCGAAATATTAGGTATTAATACGCCAATGAAACAAGAAGTACAGTTCTTAGCAGAATTAAATGGTAAAAGCCTAACTGATAGACATTTAGCTCCTTTTATACTTGATACAGAGCATGCCAATTTATCTTTAGATTTCAAAAAAGAAGTTAATCCTGCTATAAAAAATTTATTAAAATTAAACTTTTCTTTTGTAATAACACAAAATCAAACAGCTAATCAGATTTTAGGACAAGTAGAAAAAAGTGCGGGAAATAGAATTGCACTACAGGTTCTTGGTAGAGCTAAAAAAGAAGCTGAAGAAGAATTTAAAAAAGCTTTACTTCAAGAGTCAATAAAATCTGGTATGATAGTTAGAAATTCTCCTAATGTTTTAGAACTGATAGGAATCGTATTAGCTAATACAGTTAGAACAGGAAAAACTAAAGCTAGACCAGCTGATACTGCCAAATTGACTAGTGCTGCCAGGAAATCAAATAAAGTAACTAACAATAGGCTAGTTAAAAATGCTAAAAAAGGTTCCAAGGGAAGTATACCTAAAAACCCAAAAGTTAGTACTACCACTCCAATGCAAAATATGGGAGAAACTACTATTGCTCCTATAAGCGCAACTAATTTAATGAATTTAATAAATACTCATTTACAGGATGTAATTAGTTCTAATATGGGTGACGGTACTAATAAAAAAATACTTAATTATAGGACAGGAAGATTTGCAAGGTCAGTAGAAGTAGAAAGATTAAATTATAGTAAAGAAGGTATGATTACCGCATTTTATAGCTATATGAAAAATCCTTATGCAACTTTTAGTGAAGGTGGCAAACAATCAAACCCTACTAGTAGAGACCCTAAGTTATTAATTTCAAGATCAATTAGGGAAATTGCCCAACAAGTAGTCTCCAACAAATTAAGGGCTGTATCAGTATGAGTAAAAGAAATAGTATTACAAAAGCTATTGCAGAAAAATTAAAAACAATTGATGGCACTGGTCCTTATAAATCAAACTTGTATGGCAATAGTTATGCAAAATTAAAGTTCTGGGACGAGATTCAAGATTTTCCATCCATATACTTAGTACCTGGTACAGAAGTACGAGAATATCATCCTGCAGATTTTACTTGGTGTTACTTAAATGTTGCCGTTAAAGTCTATGTTAGAAATCAAGACGACCCTCAGTTTGAACTAGAAACCCTACTACACGATTTAGAGCTTTGTATCAATTCGAATCGCGTACTAGTATACGACCAGGATAAAAACCTGGAAACGACTGAAATACTAATTCAGTCTATAATGACCGACGAAGGGCTGTTAGTTCCTTACGGTGTCGGAGAGATTAACCTACAAGTGCGGTATGCACTACAATAACGTTACCGGCACCAAAACAGATAAATGTCTTGTAGGTGTGCCTTACGTTTCAACCACAAGGAATAAATATGGCATTTAATTTAATTCGTAATAGTCGCGTATTTTATACCAGCAATGTAGATGCAACTACAGGTGCAGTTAAAAGTTCGGGATTTACTACAGCTAACACACGTGAAATTCAGGTTTTAGAAGGATTCTCATTCTCCCAAAACACTACTTCAGAAACAATTACCTTAAACGAAGCCGGTGCAACACCCGTTCGTGGCCAGCGCAGCTTTAATACTGCTCTTGATCCAGCTGACTTTTCGTTTACAACTTATATGCGTCCTGCTGACATTGGCAGCACAATCAGCTGTGAAGAAGCTGTCTTGTGGAACGCTATGTTTTCAGCTTCTGAATTAGGCGGTTCTGCACCAGCCTGGACAGATGGAAATACTTCGGCTACTTGCGTAGTTACAAACTCTGACAAACACCAGTTATTGGCATTTGGCTTGATTATTGTTGTTGACTCAACAACTTTTGTTATTGATAACTGCGTATTAAATACAGCAACAATTGATTTTGGTTTAGACGCTATTGCTTCAGTTCAGTGGGCCGGACAAGGCGGCGTTTTACGTCAAATCACTTCACCAACAATTGGTACTGGAACATTGTCAGGTTCTTTGTCTGGTAACTTCTTGGTAAAAAATACTACTGCTCCTTATATTGCCAACAAGTTAAGCGTTGTTACACTTGATGAAGGTATTGGTGTAGGCGGTACAGCTTATACTGTGCCAATTACTGGTGGTAGCCTAACAATTTCTAATAACGTTACTTATTTAACACCTGCTAACCTAGCAACTGTTAACAAGCCCGTTACTTACTTTACAAGTACACGTGCTATTTCTGGCAGCTTAAACGCTTACTTGCGTACAGGTACTGGATATACTGCTGATTTGATGAGCACTATGTTAACTAACTCCTCAACAGCTGTTAGCCCTGCTTTCTACATGAAAATATCTATTGGTGGTACTGGTACTACTAAAGTTGACTTTACAATGCCTGGTGTTGTGTTAACAATCCCCACAGTTAATGCTGAACAAGTTGTTTCTACAACTATTAACTTTACTGCTCAAGGTACTGCGTCTGGTGACTTTGATATTGGTGTTGCTAACGAGTTGTCCATTGTCTATACTACTCCACAAGTTTAATAACTAACCTGGGCTAAGCATGGTGCTTAGCCCACCTTTTTCTAATAATAAAAAATATGTCTGAAATTTCTTTAAAATCCCTTTTAGTTCCTAGTAAATCTGTTGAAGTTGAATATCCCGGCATGCCTGGATTTTTAGTTAATCTTGCTTTTTTAAGCCGTGAAACACTGCTTAATATTCGTAAAAAATCAACAAAAACTGCATTTAAAAATCGTCAAGCAACTGAAGAGTTTAATGAAGATTTGTTTTTACAACTTTATGTTGAAGCAGCTGTAAAAGGTTGGACAGGTCTTAAACTGAGTTATCTTGAGCAATTAGCTCCTGTAGATTTAACTGGACAAAATCCTGATGCAGAATTAGGTTTTACCCCTGAAAATGCCCTTTACTTGATGAAAAATTCTAGTAATTTTGATGGATTCATTAGTGAACAGGTATCAGACTTGGGAAACTTTTCGAAGAGCAACTAAGTCTAGTTACTGAGTTGCTGACAAACTATATGCAAAATAGCAGTGTTGGAATGACAAAAAATACATATTTTGAAATGTGCGAAGCTTTAGGTAACGAACCTAAAGAAGAAGATATACCTGTGGAATTTGAAGATTTCCCAGTAGAAGTTCAACAAGCACTAATTGCATATAGGATGCTTCGAGATGAGTGGGATTCAATGAATGGTATTTACTTAGGTAAATCTTTAATTGGTATCACTGAAGTTTTAGAAGCCACAGAAATTGATCCACAAGACCGTAAGTTTATAACTACACTTGTTCGCACTATAGACAGTGTAAGAGCAGAAGAAATAAATAATAAACAAAAAACTGAAAAGCCCGCTAAGTAATTTAGTGGGCTTTTTTATGCTTTAAAATTTTATGTATTGACAATTTTAACCATATGTGCTATAATGGTCCTAATGAAAAATATCTAAATTTTTTAAATATGCCACTTATCTCTTTTAAAGGGGGCTTTTAATGAGCGAAAATAAAGTAGTTGTTGAAGTAGAAATGGTTGATGCTACCAAGTCACTAGATAACTTGGATAATAAAGCTAAACGCGCTAATAAAACGCTTGAGCGTACCAAAGAGTTAATGGCTGGTACAAAAGGCGGATCAAAAGCTGCAGCTGCAGCCTATGGTCAAACAGAATATAATACTGCTCGCGGTAC